AGGCAACATACAAAACCGTAGCCGCTTTCCAGATGGACTTCCTTGGGTGAAATAATGAATATTGCAGATCAAGTCATTGCCAAAATGCGCGGCCCCCGCAACATGCACATCATTTGCGTGGACGTAACCAACAAGTGCGATCTAGCTTGCTCTAATTGCACCCGCTTGCTGGAGAACCAAACAGGATTCTGGGATATAACACCTGAGAACTTCCGGCTTGCCCTGCGTAGCCTTGCTGGTTATCACGGCATCATCGCTATGATTGGCGGCAACCCCTGTATGCACAAGAACTTCGAGGAACTCTGCCAGATATTTGTAGAAGAAGTGCCTAACAAGTTCCAGCGCGGCCTGTGGACTAACAATGTCTTCAAGCACGGAGAGCTTGCGCTAGAGACTTTCGGTACATTCAATATCAACACGCACGGCAACTACCGCGCAGAGTCCATGATGATCGACTTTGCCAAAGACGCTAAAGCCAGAGGCGCTCTTGTTTGGGCATACACAGGCTACAGCGACCACTCGCCCTTGCTAACTTCCATTAAAGACATATATCCAGAACAGGAAATGTGGGAAAAGATCGGCAATTGCGACATTAACAAGGAATGGTCAGCCTCCGTAGTCCAAAACCAAGGCGAGTTGCGCGTGTACTTCTGCGAGGTGGCTGCGGCTTTTGACTTAGCTAACGGAACAGATAACGGAATGCCAGCACAGGTAGGCTGGTGGCAACGTCCGATAACTGACTTTTCTGAGCAGGTTAAAAAGTTCTGCCCGAATTGCGGCGTTCCTGCGAAGTTAAAAGGAAGCAAAGACTTTGAGGAAACGGATACTTACACAAAGTCTAACGAAGACATAGCCAAGAAGAATCCTAAACGCAAAGTCATTATGCTGGAACACGCAGAGTCTAAGTCTGGGCGCGTAACGCTCTACAACCAGAACATGCTATGAAATTTAACCTCAATCAGTTCTACAAGTTTTGTTCTCAACTAAAGATTGAGACAAAAGAACAGGGTTTGCGGAAGATGGACAATCTTCTTGGTACGCAAACTTATGTTATGGAGGAAATAGCGACCGCGCTGGAAAATAACATTCACTTCTTTGTTATTTTGAAAGGCCGACAGCTTGGCATTACGACTATTTCTCTAGCCCTAGACCTCTACTGGCATTACATCAATCATGGACTTAATGGAACACTGGTCACAGATACTGAAGAAAACCGAGACATGTTCAAAGGCACACTCACAGCCTACATGGACGGTTTACCAAAAGAATACAAAATACCCATTCTTTCCCACAATCGTAACTCGCTTGCACTCAAGAACCGAAGTCGAATCTTTTATCAGGTTGCAGGGCTTAGAGCGAAAGGAAGTCTTGGTCGTGGCAAGGGCATCACGTTCCTTCACGGAACAGAAACCTCGTCGTGGGGAGATGAGGAAGGACTAGCCTCGCTGCTGGCCTCGCTTGCGGAAACCAACGAGAGGCGGCTGTATATCTTCGAGTCCACTGCGCGTGGATTCAACATGTTTCATGACATGTACGTCACTGCAAAAAGAGCAAGATCACAACACGCTATCTTCTGCGGCTGGTGGCGCAACCAACTCTACAGCGTTCCCGGTGACTCCCAACTCTACAAAGTGTATTGGGATGGGAAGCTAACGCCTGAAGAAAAGGAATGGACACGCGACATTAAGAAGCTCTATGACGTAGAGATCAACTCGCGGCAGATGGCGTGGTGGCGCTGGAAGCTTTACGAGGGCATCAAGGATGATGCTTTGATGTATCAGGAGTTCCCGCCCACTGAAGACTATGCCTTCATTATGACGGGTACTAGCTTCTTCTCTAATGCCCGTTGCACTGACGCTATGAAGGTGGCGAAGAAAATAGATTGCGACTTCTACCGCTACAGCATGGGCGCAAACTTCCAAGACACGGAAGTGCTGAAATCAACAGAACGGCTGGCTACGCTAAAGATATGGGAGGAACCAATTGATACGGCTTATTACGTTATTGGCGCTGATCCCGCTTATGGCAGTTCTGATTGGGCTGACCGCTTTTGCATACAAGTCTTCCGTTGCTACGCTGATGGCATGGAGCAAGTTGCAGAGTTTGCTACGCCGGAGATGAACACCTACCAGTTTGCGTGGGTAATCGCGCATTTGGCTGGCGCATACAAAAACTCCACCCTGAACTTGGAAGTCAACGGCCCCGGTCAAGCTGTTATCAACGAGCTACGTAACTTAAAGCGCCAAGCAGCCGCAATAGGCGGCGCGATGGGGCATGGTCTGATGAACGTTTTGGGATCGATGAGCAACTATATCTGGCGGCGTAACGACACAATGGGCGGCTTGTCGAACTCTATCGGCTGGCTGACGACTGCCCAGAGCAAAGAACGTATGCTTTCCTACATGAAAGATTACTTCGAGCGAGGGATGTTGAATATTTACTCAACGGAACTAATTGATGAGATGAAGACTGTGGTGCGTGATGGCGGCGCAATTCTAGCTTCTGGCAGGAACAAGGATGATCGAGTCATGGCGAGCGCCCTTGCTTGCGCTGCGTATGCAGAGCAATTGCAGCCAAGGCTGATTGCCCAAAAGATTACCAAGCATGTCAGCCGTAAACACGACGATTCAACGCCAGAACAGATTGCGGTTGGCAGAAATGTGTCTGACTACCTGAAAAAGATAGGCATATATGGAAATCAACCCGGATGATGTAATTCCAAAGCAGCAATTAAAGGAAATTATCAATAGATTCCTGAAAGACAAGAAGCGCGGCATACCTATAAAGCTATTTGCCGAGCTTTGCGGGGTCAATTTCTTTCATTTGCGCGATGTTTTCCTTTATCAGACCGAACCATTGACGGAAAACGTCCAAAGACGGGTTTCCAAGGGCTATAACCACTGGAAAAACGGGGATGTAGCCGTAATGATCCGGTTTGGACAGAAATGGCTGGAGTGGCGCAAGGAATCTAAGCCAAAAATGGTCAAAGGATACGGTTTGCAGCTAGGAAATGACGGTTTTAAGCTAAAAATAGGGGCAAAAAACCGTTATGACTACTCAAATCCACGTTTAGATGAGTATTTTAAGGGGAGGTAATTATGTCGGTTATTAACGATTATAAGTGCGAAAAACACGGGTTTTTTGAGGCTTGGGAGCCTATTTGCCCCCAAGGATGCACTGAAAACGTCCATGTTGTGTTCTTGCAGCCCGTTGGATTGACCTCTGACGCTACAAAACACAACGATAAGACGCTAAAACAGCTTGCACTCGACTTCAACATGACAAATATCAAGTCAACACGCGAGGGTGATAACCAAGCTGGCTACTACACGCGCAATAATAAGCCCGCGCCCAAGGATGTACCGCCGCCTCCGCAAGAAGCGCGTCCGGGTGACGCTGCAATCTGGGGCGGCGCGGGTGGAAAGTTCACTATGGACAATCTTTTGAAGGGAAATATGTTCCGTTCTGTTGCTGGTGAGCAAGTTAGCGTAATGCCAAACCAAGTTGGGAACTTGACACCACCCCGTCCGGCGAGTTATATGGCTGACCAAGACAACCTGCAAATCAAAAAATAATGCGAATCCCAGACAACCCCCTACACCGAGAGCAGTTTTATCTCGACCTGATAGAGAAATGTTCTGTTTCGCGTGAGGAACGCCAAGCAGACTATTCTGCGCTGCGTTCCTTCTATCTTTTTGGTGCTGCGCCGGAAGAACCTCCGGCGATCTTCAATAAAATTTATCCGCACATCGATCAACTAACGAGTTTTCTCTATTCAGCAGAGTCAACTCGTTTTTCCGTTGATCTGGGCGCGACAGTCAATCCGCAAGAGCAGAAGAAAGTTAATCCTCTGCGGCATTTGATGAATGACGAATGGCTGCGTTCTAACAGCGATCAGGTTTTCACATCTTCATTGCAGTGGGCGCTTTGCTACAACAGCACATTTGTCAAATTGATTATTGGGCCGGGTGGATCAGTTAATCCATACATGGTCGATCCAGCTAACGTTGGCGTGTTGCGCGAAGACGTACCGCACACAGACAGACAAGAAGCACTGATTCACCGTTACTACATTACCAAGAGCGAGCTTTATGCTCGACTCTACAACCATCCTAAACGCGACTCTATTCTTGAGCGCATAAACTCATCTTTCCACGCGCAGAGCGAGTACGTGCCAGAAGGCATTGACCGCATCATCATGTCGCAGACCAATCCCAACATGCTCGGTACAGTCAACCTAGACTTGTCCGGCATGAACCGCTATAAGGCGCGGGTTGCTGAAGACACAGTGGAGATGATTGAGCTATGGGTTTGGAATGACGATACGCAAGATTACCAATGTGTAACCAAGGCCGATCCTGACGTAATCATCTATGACAGAGAGGGCAGCAAGATGTTCTTGGATGGCGAGATGCCATTCATTCAACTCTGCCCGAATCCGCAGTACGACTACTTCTGGGGTCAGTCAGAAGTGCAACGCCTAGTGTTCTTGCAGTCTCTGCGGAACAAGCGCATGACAGAGATTCTTGATCTGCTATCTAAGCAGGTTGATCCACCTACTGCGTTGATGGGCTTTACAGGATTGCTGGATGAAAAGAACTTTGCACTTAATCGCGCTGGCGGTCTTTTGTCTAGCGATATACCAAATGCAAAGGTCGAACGTCTTGCGCCAAACATTCCAAACGATCTCTTTGAAGTCATCCGAGAAGTGGATGCTATGTTCGCTGAAGCAAGCGGCATCACTCCCGTGTTGGCTGGACGAGGTGAATCCGGAGTTAGAAGTAAATCACACGCCGAGTCTTTATCACGACTTGGCTCATCCAGAGCTAAGAAACGCGCCCTGATTATTGAGGACTCGCTGGAAAAGATGGCAACACTTTTCTTAAAGTGCATCCAGAAATATCAGCCGATCAAACTCAAAGATGATGATGGCGCACCGTTCTTGCCAGCGCAGTTCACAAACGACTTTATTGTCAAAGTTGACGCGCACAGCAATAGCCCGATCTTTACTGAAGACCAGCGCAATCTGGCATTCAGCCTGTTCCAAGCTGGCGCTATCGATAGAGAATCGTTGATAGAATTGGTTGATCCTCCAAGCAAGCAATTGCTGAAAGAACGTCTGAAGAAGATGGAGGAACAACAAGCACAGATGGCACAGTTGCAAATGGCGCAACAAACCCCGCCACAACAGGAACCGCCGCAACAGGAGGCAGCATGAACGAAACTAGCACTGCAATTCAGACAACATCCCGCGCTGACCAGCCGCGCCTGACCACTGAAAGCTTGCAGCGTGAGTCTGGTGCGCCTAGCCTTCAGTACCGGGTGCAGCGTCTAGGGCAAACTTATGGCGACCGTAGCTCCCCGCAGCGTAGCTATGGAAGAAAAATGCGTTAATTGCTAATAATTAACTTGACAAGCATTAGCGTATTGATTATTTCTATTGCAAATTTTTATACGAGGCTATTATGGCTGTATCTTCCGAAGAACTGATGAGCCTGATGGATAAACAGGCTAAGTCCAAATCCAAAGAAGCCGAGAGTGGCAACGAAGAAATGGAGATGGAAGATGAAGAAGAAGGCATGGAGGAATCCGCGACTCCAATGGCTGCACCCATGTCCACCCCAGAGCCAAAAATGGGTTCAAAAGAGGGAGCGATGGTTAATCTTGGGTTGGCGATGGATTTAATTAAACGCAGCCTTCCTGCTATTGGCGCTGACAGCGCAGAAGGCCGTAAAGCACTCGACGCTATCAAAACCCTGACAGCCATTGTCGGTGAGCGCAAAGATTCCTCAGAGGAATTAAAACAATCAGAAATTTTGCAAATGTTACAATCCCTGCCACAAGCGGGCGGGGCAACCCCTGAAGGCAAAGCAATGGCTGCTTCGCCAGCAGTTCCCGGCATGATGTAATTTTTAAGGAAATATCATGGAACTTTTTAAGCCTCGCGGCGCAGCCGCACCCCGTAACCCGACTGACAACAATCAGTTGAACGGTCAAATCGTAAACACACCTCGTTTCTCACAGATGGGTGGTCTTAGCAACGCTGCCAAAGCTGGCGCTAAGAACAAAATGATGGTTGAGAAACCGGGCGGCAAGCGCGTCATCTGATGCGCTTTTTTAACGTTTATTGATAGGGGATACCTATGTCATCACTAGAAGACCTGAGTACCGAACAGCGCGACG